CCGTCTAAGTCGTGCCAGTGTATGCTCGTCGATCGACTGTGACTGCGAAGCTGTGCCATGGACTAACTCGAGGCACGAAGCCGCAGCATCGACGAGATCCTTTGTCGGAAACATTGGGTATCCCTCGAACTCGTCGATCAAGTCGGTGGCACGGCGGTTGATGAAGACCTTGTGAGACTCGAAATACGGAATGAGAGACCGAATCCGCATGTCTTTGGAGCGGACTTGCGGCACGAGTTTCACAGGGAACGAATTGCCCATCTCGAACATTTGGTGACGCAGGGGATACAACAACGTCCTCTGAAACCCCACGTCTTCCACGGCCGCAACCGATATGACGTACCTCTGATGAAAACCGATAAAGCGGTTGCATAGTGACGTCGGTTCGTTCTTGACGGCAAAGCCTTCGACGAAGAACAAGTTATGACTCTTCTTGTCATACATCGCAACGACGATAGCGTTCCTACAACCCTTCTTCTGCTTCTCTTCCGACAGCGCAGGATCCCAGAACATGACGCGGAAGAGATTCTCGAGAATCGCCTCTTCTCGGTGTCCCTCTTCGTTCACGAACAAGATGTTCCCAGTCGAACTCCACTCGCAGAAGCGGAAGTCTTCCTTCTTGAATTCGGTTAAAGAAGCGTCTTTCGGATTGTTCAAATACAGCATCGAGAACATCATCTGGCCCTGCTTCTGCCTGATGCGTTTCGCGCTGTCTGCGTTGAACAGTTCTGGAAAGAAGTAGTACGTCTTGCCTGCGTCTGGCGCGAAGAGTTCCGGATCCATGTTGTAGATCGACGGCTTCATTCGCGCGGTCGCTTCACGCTGGTCTGATTCGAGCGTGTCGCGATTCCAGTAGAGAGGGCGAACGTAGAACTCGTAGGTGTCGGATTCGTTCTTCTGAATGTCTGCGTAGACGTCGTCGATGCCCCACCTGGTACCGATCATCAGATGATACGCTGAGACCTCGTCCACGAACAAAGCTTCCGACGCCTTGTACCAATTCTTCACACGTTCGCGGACTGTCGGCGATTCGAATGACGCTTGGTCCTCCAAGTCGTCACAGATGATCGTGGTGAAATGCCGAGATACGACGTGGGTGTCGATTCCCGCAATCTCAATCGTGTTCTCGCCGTACATGCCTTCACGTGGAAACAAAAGAGCGTTGTCGGTCCACGTTGTCTTCTGGAAGTCCGGCGTGAGCTCCGGGAAGAGCCACTGGAAGACAGTGTTACGTTCGACCTGCTGTCGTAGGGACCGGACTTGTTTCTTCGCGTTCTCGGACGAGTGCGAAGCCAGAAGGATTCTGTGTTCGGGTCCAGGCAGCCCACAGAAATCAGGTTGGGTCAGAATCCAAAGGGGAAGAGACTTTGAGGCGATTGTAGACTTGTAGCAGTCGCGAGGAACGAGAAGAACTTTCCTTGCACCCTTCTTACGACCGTCCTCAATGTTGCCGGCGTTGACACGCTGAATGTAGTTACAGAGGTCGAGGTGCGGCGTTTTACGGATCTTGTCCCAATTCAACACCGCAGTCGAGAAGAAGAACAACGACGCAACAGCTTTCGCCTTCATGTTGTCGCGGATCTGATCCATCGACGAGGACGTCGTAGGCAGCGGCGTACCCACTGCGGCTTTGATGACGTCCGAAGCGCTGTGCGTCAGAATGTCCACTACGGGACTACCTCGGCTTCAACCACGGTTTGACCTGAATCCGGACTCGCCAGCATTTGACCTGAATCCGTCAGCAAGCCGCACTCCTGTGCTCGCTTCATCATCGTGAGAATGACGTTTTCCGGAATCACGAAGATGTTGCCGGTTCGATCGTCACGTGATATCGCCCCACCCGGAGTACGGTCCAACCAGTCTTGCGCGATCTGGGCTTGGAGTTTCGCATCCGACGTCGTCTCGACGATAGCAAGGAGACGATCTTGCATGTCCAGTGAGTGCTCAACGTAGCGCTCCTCCAGCTTCTTCTTGTCAGCCTTAACCGCCGGTGGCAGTGCATCGAAGGCTTTGTCGAGAAGGAATGCTTCGTAGGCTTGATACAGCGGCTTCTTCGTCCACGTGTAGACTGTCTGATAAGAGACTCCAATCTCAGCAGCCGCCTCGCGTAGTGGCATTGGCGGCATTCGAGTCCGCAGTTCCGCTAAAACGCGCCATTCCACCCGGAGAACAGGGCCGTTCCATGTATTCATGTGTCTTCTCCAACCGCTGAGCTACGTCGAACCCAGCCGCGCCGGTTCTTTTGAGGGATGTATCCATTATAACACGGAACAGACTACGGAAGCAACGTATACACTGAATCCGTAGTGTCCACAAGGCGTAGACCGGTCTCGTATCCAGAAGGGGGTTACAGTAAACTGTAAAAACTAAAGTTTGGGGGTGGCGGGTAGAATGTTTATGCTTTGTGTATAAGGAGAGTGTCATGAGTGAAGTAAAGTTCAGCAAGGTCGAAGAGTTGGTCGGAGTCGAAGTGGCGAAGGGCAAGGGCAAGTGGTATCTGATGAAGCTGAAGAAGAAGGGTGGAGTCGAGAAGAAGATCATCTTTCAAGTCGTCGAGAAGTTCTACTTCGAGGAGGAAGAGTCGAAGTCGTTGCTGTAGAGTCAGCAAGAGAAGAGGAGGCAGCGAGAGCTGCTTCTTCTTTTGTCGTCTTTGTTCACAACGGAGGACACAATGGCATCGCCTGACGAAGCTGCAGTCGTCGTTATTCTTCTCTTCATCGGTCTCTGTTGCTTCTTAGCTCTCTTCTGTCGATAAGGAACACAATGATTACCCAATTCCTCTTAGCACACCCTGTTGTCTGCTTCGCCGCTGCGTTCGCTATTCTGATCTACTCCTGGATTGGAAACTGGCACCTGAGACAGCCGTAGGCGGGCGCAGCGTCTAGGTACGGAGTAAGAATTTGTATGTTGTTATTGAGTTTGTTGTTAGTGTTGTAATTAAGCAACCTAGTAGACAAACAATGAGGTGGCGAGATGCCACAGACAAAGCCGTTCCCGTTCAAGTCGGTTGCTGAGTGCCTCAAGGTCGAGGGCGACAAGGAAACGTTGTCGCTGCTGAAGCGGGGCTATCGCGATCGCGAGTATCGGAAGGCTCGCAACATGGAGAACGACACGCTCCTGGAGCTCGCGAAGAAGGACACGAAGATGGTCGAGGCTGCGAAGGCGCAGCTGGCGAAGGAGCTGGCGAAGAGCTAGTTCGTTCTTTAGCAGGAGGGCTTCGGCTCTCCTGCTTCTTCTTTTGTGAGGAGTGTGTGATGACAATCTTCTGGAGACTCGTCGGCCGCTTCATGCCGGAGACCTACTCGATGTTGTTCGACGTGATGAACGAGCTCTTGCTGATCTACGAGCAGGACGAAACGTTAGACGAACCTGTGTTGCAGTGGCTCGAGTATGTGAAGCTGCTGGCTCGAGAGATGGGAGTTCGTCCGTAGTACAAAGAGAAGAAGCAGTAATGCTTCTTCTTTTGTCATCGCAGCTTGAACATAGATCCGGCTATCTATCCTTTCTTTCCATCTCGAACACCTATCCGGACCCCACCCCACCGCAGCTGTCGTAGGCGGGCTCAGGTCAAATTCCACCCCGTTTTGTGAGAAGCACCGCCGGGCCTCCTGCTTCTATGCGCACTCTGCGTAGAACCGCGCGGCTTTGTATACGATTCCACGTCGGCATGCATGAAACTGTGGAGGCATAGGGCACCCGGGAGGCGTCAAGGGTTTCAGCCGTTGCTTTTCCAAATGTGGCGATGCGTGATCATTGCGATTGATACTGGATAACAAATTGTTGTGTAACCTCGTATATCTAAACGAGATATCCTATATTATTATTATCCTTATATACTCATATATATATAAGATATCCCTATTCTCTAGGTGTGGACTATACGTCTGTTATCCTATATGCGATAGAGATGCAAGTCACCACAATGATAACGCTGTTATCTTGTTTGTTTTGTACGACTTACGCACAATTCGTTATTGTTGTGTGAGAACAGGACAATGGATACAACGTCGTTCTATTAAGACGTTGCTTTCCATAGTCATTCCATAGTATAATGTATACAT